AGAGATAATATGGCAAGGATAGCATTAAGATCACCTTATTTTTTTACTAGAACTGCTCCTGCAAGTTCGGTATCAGTACAATTAGAGATATCGGTTGAAAATGTATTGAGGTATACTCTTGTAAAATCAGCAACGGCAGGGGTTGCAAGTGTGTTTGAAATATCAGAATTATGTAGGGATTACCTTACAATAGATTATGATGGAACGCCAACTGGAGGAGATACAGAAATAGATATAGATTTAACAATGAAATTCTATGATGCGGCAAATGCAAGTGGATCTGTACTGCAAACAATAACTGATAATAATAATACTGGCTTTGATGCCTATGGATATTTTAGTGAGGGAGCAAATCCTTCTGTCCCTTTCTCGTTAAGTTCATCCGCCTCATGGTTGATCGCTCCAAAATTAGGAGTCAACAATGATTGGGAGATATTTGTGCCTGAGAATAAAAGCGGTTACTTGCCATATATTTTAAGCGGTACAGTTGCTTATCAATCTTATAGCGGTACAGATACCTCTGTCACTATTGGAGTCGGAGTCACTTGCACAATTAATAGAACACCTTGCTCAAAATATGATCCTCAAAGGATAACCTTTATAAATAAATACGGACAATTTCAAGATCTTTGGTTTCTTCTTAAAAAGACATTGACAACAGATACAACAAAAGAAACTTATCAAGGAGTTAATTTAACATCAAGCGGATCTAGTACAACATACGATACAACTAAGCCTTCTAAAGTTGTATATAATAAAGAAGCAAGAGAGAGGATGACATTAAACTCAGGTTATTATCCCGAAGGATACAATGCAGTATTTGAGCAATTATTAGAAAGTGAGCAGATATGGATTCAAAGTCTTAATGCGGTAGGGACAACTCAGTACTTGCCCTTAAATGTCATCACAAGTAATTTTCAGAAAAAGACTAAATTAAATGATAGGCTGATTGATTACACAATTGAATTTGAGGAGGCTTATGATAAAATAAATAATGTCAGATAATGCAAAAACTGCAATTATATTTAGGGTCAGATCGTATTGATCTATTTGGGGATGAGACCGTATCGGTAACTCAGACAATTCAAAACGTAAAAGATCTTGCTAAAGTATTTACAAATTTCAGCAAGACATTTACCGTTCCTGCCAGTAAAAAGAATAATTTGCTTTTTAAGCATTATTACAACTTTGATATTGTAGATGGATTTGATGCTTTAAACAAAGTAGCAGGAAGTATAGAATTAAATAGCATTCCTTTTAAGACTGGATTTATTAGGCTTGAGGGAGTTGATATGCGAAAAGAAAAAGCCTATGCTTACCGCATTACATTTTTCGGAGATACTGTTAATTTAAAAGATTTAATAGGTGAAGATTTGCTCTCAGGATTAAGTAGTTTGTCAACTCATAATTTAGAATATAGTCCTGATGAAGTAGAAACAAGATTAAAATTACCCGAAGTAAATGGGGCGGCTATTCTATGCCCTTTAATTACCCACACAAAACAATTATCTTATAATAGTAGTACGGCAGTTGCAGGGTCAGGGAACTTATATTATCATACTGGAGGAGGTGCAAATTTACATGGTGTTGCGTGGAATGATTTAAAATATGCAATTAGGATCTCAACCATTATTAGTGCAATAGAAACAAAATACGGAATAATATTTGATAGTAGTTCTTTTTTTAATACGTCTAATGATAGGTATTTCCATTTACATATGTGGTTGCATCGTAAAAGCGGAAGCGTTCAACCTGCAACTCAAATAGATCAATACTTTTCAGAGGTAAATACTTTTCAAGTTGATACAAGCGGATTGTATGCAAAACAAGAATCTGAAACAACACTCAGACTTTACGCTCCTGCAACTGTAAAAGCAGATTTAACTCTTACTCCTTCATCAAGTGCGGTGGCTTATCAGGTTATTATTTACAGAAATGGACAGTCTTTTTTTGAGTCATCATTTGCTAGTGGGACAAGAACATTTGGTCTTTCTGATTATGGACAAATTTTTGCATCAGGATCTTATACTGTAACCATAGTTCAAAACGTAACAACTCAAATAACCTTTACGGTAGGAAATATTGACTGGGATCTAGAGGGATTTGTTGGGACATCATGGACAGATGCGTTTACTACTGATACGGATTTCAATACAAGTACGGCTATTGAGTTTATTATTACGCAACAGATTCCTGAGATAAAGGTAATGGATTTTTTAAATGGACTTTTTAATCTTTTTAATTTAACTGTTTTTGAATTACCAAGTGGAAATATACAAGTTCAGACAATAGATGATTTTTATGCCGCAGGAACTACTTATGATATTACGAACTATTTAGAGGTAACAAATAGCAGAGTTAATGTAGCATTACCTTACAAACAAGTGAATTTTGAATACGAAGGATTAGGGACATTTCTTGCAAAACAATATGAACAACTAAATAACGTAGGTTGGGGAAGCCTAAAATTCACTTTAGATGATGAAAAATATGATGCTCCAAATGAAATATATACAGTTAAGCCTCCTTTTGAACACGCACAATTTGAAAGATTATATGATCAATCTGTCGGAGGAACAACTACAATACAATATGGATTTTTTGTTAATGAAAATCAGCAGTCTTATTTTGGTAAACCGTTATTATTTTACCCTATTACTCAGTCGGGAGCGGGAATTGATTCAATATCATTTTTAAAATCATCATCAAGTCATGTTGAGGTAGATACTTATAACATTCCTAGCAATAGCGTTGCCTTAAATGCATCCACAAACGCTGATAATTTAAATTTCGGAGCAGAGATAAATGAGTATTCGCTAACATCAGCAGGGTTTGCAGATGGATCTTTATTTAATAAGGAATATACAGACTACGTTTCAAAGGTATTTAACGCTCAAAGAAGGCTTACAAAGGTTAAAGCATTTTTACCATTAAGGATTGTTATTGCTTTAGAATTAAATGATAAGATAATCATGCGAGATGAGACTTATATCATCAACTCAATCACTACAAACCTCCAAACTGGAGAATCAGATTTAGAATTATTGAATGTGGTATGAAGGAAATAATAGAATTATTAAAACTAGCAGACGGAGAGACTGAAAATATCAGGATCGCACAAGGGAAATACAAGTTTCCTAAAAGTTTTAGAGATACATTTCGACAAATTAAAAGAGAAACAAAATGGAAGTTGCAGAAATTGACATAGTAGCGAACACTACAAAAGCCAGTAAAGAGGTTGAAGATCTTAAAAAAGAAGTTAAGAATCTAAGCGAGGAAGTTGTAGATAGCAATAGAGCAACAAAACAAGCTATTGATGCTTTAACAAAAACAACAGAGCAGTCCGCTAAAGGCATTAAAGGAATGGGTCTTGCTATTAAAGCGGCAGGGATTGGATTATTTATGAAAATATTAGAAGGCTTTAAGGAGTTATTATTTTCTAATCAGATGGTTGTCGATGCTAGTGTTACTGCATTTAAGTCTTTAGAGATTGTTTTTAATGATTTATTCAATTTAGTTAAAAATAATATTGATCCAATTACAGAGTCTTTTAAAAAAATATTTAATGATCCACAAAAAGCCGTTGCAGATCTAGGGACGGCAATTAAAAATAACATGATTGAGCGTTTAAATTCTGCTCTAAAAGTTATTGGATTTTTAGGTGAAGCAATCAAAAAAGTATTTGCAAGAGATTTTGACGGAGCAATAGAAGCGGCAAGTAACGCAGGAAAAGAGTTTACAGATGTATTAACTGGAGTAGATGGTTCATTTGATAAGACTGTTGAGTTAGTAGAGAAAGCTGCGGTTCTTACAAAAAGTTATGCTACTAATACATTAAAAGCAGCAGATGCAAGTGTAAAGCTAGCAAAGGAAGCAGAACTTGCAGAGGTTAAAAATGTGGGTTTATTAGAGCAATACGATAGACAAGCAGAGCAGCAACGTCAGATTCGAGATGATGAAAGAAAAACTATTGCAGAAAGAACTGAAGCAAACGAAAAACTAAGGACAATATTATTACTCCAAAAAGATGCAATGCTTGAGAATGCTAAATTAGTAGAAAAACAAGCACAAGCAGCATTTGATTTAAATGATAAACAAGAAAATGCTATTCGATTACAGACTGCAAAGAATGAGGTTGATGCCGTTGAGGCAACGATTGCAGGGTTTATGTCTGAGCAGTTGATTAATGAGATGGGTCTACAAAAAGAGCAGGAAGAACTAGAGCAAACCATAGAAGATGGCAAAACTTTAAGACGGCAAGAGCAAAGAAATTTTATGGCAGAACAAGAAAAGTCAGAATTTTCTAGAATTATTGCATTACAAGAAGCCACAAAACTAGAAATCAAAGAAGAAACTGAAAAATTAACAAAAAAAAGAGATCTATATGCTGAAGGTACTCAAGCATATATTGACGCAAATGAGGAAATATTAGATTTCCAAGCAGAAGCCAGTAGAAAATTAGTTGAATTAGACAAAATGGCGTCTGAGGAGAAAGTAAACCTTGCAGTAGGGACATTAAATAACTTAGCAAATGTTTTTGGAAAGGAATCTAAAGCAGGAAAAGCGGCGGCAATAGCATCGACTACAATTACAACCTTGCAATCCTCTATAGCCGCATTTAATTCATTAGCACCAATTCCTTTTGTCGGGCCAGTTTTAGGGGCGGCGGCGGCGGCATCTGCTTTAGCAACTGGATTTAGAACAGTACAAGAAATCAGAGGGACAAAACTGCCTACCGTTAACGGCGTTGGAGGAGGTGAAGGAGGAGGAAGCGGAAGAGGTGGATCTGGAGCATCGTATTCAACTCCTGCCGTTCCATCATTGCCGCCTAGTTTTAATGTGGTAGGAACTACTGGAACGAATCAACTAGCAGATGCTATTGGAAGTCAAAATGGTCAACCAGTTAGAGCATTTGTTGTCTCCGATGATGTTACTACGGCTCAAAGTCTTGACAGAAATATAGTCGAATCAGCTACATTGTAATTTAAAAAAACAAAATTCATCAATTCGTACGTTATACTATTATGAAGATAGTAGAATTAGTACTAGATGAAAATCAAGAATTTTCTGGAATAGAAGCAATCAGCATCGTAGAAAGTCCTGCAATCGAAAGCGACTTTGTAGCATTAAAAGAGGAAGAAATAAAACTTGCAGAGGTATCCAAAGATAAGCGGATATTGATGGGTGCATTGCTGATCCCAAATAAGCCTATTTATCGAATGTCTGATGAGGGTGAATACTATATTTATTTTTCAAAGAATACCATTGAAAAAGCAAGTCAGATGTATTTGCGAAATGGCAATCAGAATAATTCCACATTAGAGCATCAACATCAATTAAACGGTTTGACTCTTGTTGAATCTTGGTTAGTTGAAGATGATGTTCATGATAAAAGCCGAAAGTATGGAATGAATGTTCCAGTCGGGACATGGATGGGAACAATGAAAGTCAACAATGAGCAAGTATGGCAAGAATATGTGAAGAAAGGGAAAGTCAAAGGCTTTTCAATAGAAGGATATTTTGCAGATAAAGTAAACATGACAATTCAAAAGCCTAAAATATCTCTTGAAGATATAGAGAATGAAGAGGCAAAAGAGATGTTGTCAATGATCAAAGGGATAATAAACAGAGAAACTCAAGAAATTGAGATGGAGTCGTTTAGTGACTATCCTAAATCTGTTAAAAACAACGCAAAAAGAGGCATTGAGTTAAATAAAAAGATTAACAATAAATGTGCAACTGAAGTAGGTAAAATTAGAGCGCAACAATTGGCTCAAGGTAAGCCTATTTCAATGAATACTATCAAAAGGATGTACTCATATTTAAGCAGGGCAGAGGAGTATTATGATGCATCAGATACTAAGGCTTGTGGTACTATCTCTTATTTGCTTTGGGGTGGAAAATCTGCTCTGGGATGGGCAAAGAAAAAAATGAATGAGGCTGAAAAAGAAAAAAAATCATGACAAACAAAGAGAAAACTTTTATCCCTAGCAGGACAAGTCCAAAGAGCAGTAGCAGAGCGTGTTTATGCAGAGATAAAAACACGTATTCAAGAAAATGTTGCAAAGGTGGAACGATGAATCAAGGTATCGGAGGCATCTATCGACAGAGTTAAAAGACAAAACTTTTAAATTTTTACGTTATACTAATATGAAAGCAAATGAAATGTTAAATCAAATTAAAACGCTTCTAGATATTCAAGTAAAATTGGAGACCATGAAGCTAGAGAATGGTACTGACATAGAAGCGGAAGCATTTGAAAAAGGGAAAGAAGTATTTATCCTGACTGATGATGAAAAAGTAGCTATGCCAGTCGGCGAATATATACTTGCTGATTCAAGACTTTTAGTCGTTGAAGAGGAGGGTATTATTGCTGATGTTAGAGATGTTAGTGATGGAGTCCCTGCAAAGGAAGAAATCACTTCTGATCTATCTGAGGAAAAACCTACTGAGGAAAAACCTACTGAAAACTTGAAAGATATGAAAGACAAGGAAGATGAAAAGGTTGAGGCTGATGAGATCAAAGAGGATAAAGAAGGGAATATGATCATTAAGGTAGATGATTGGAAAGCTATGGAGGAGCGAATAGCAAATCTAGAAGCGGCAATTGCAGACCTAAAACGGGACAAAGTCTCTGCGGAAGAGGTTGAAGAAATGGGTTACGGAAAGAAAGAGGAAATGAACAAAGACCTCAAAGAAGAACTTTCTCAACCTGCGGCTCAAGCTATTAAGCATAGTCCAGAGGCAGTAGTAAACAAAACTGAAAAGGTAATTTTTCAGAAACAAAGAACTAGGTCTATTATGGACTCAGTATTATCAAAAATTATAAACAATTAAAAAAATGGCTTTAACTATAACTAGCACCTATGCAGGTGAATTTGCGGGGAAATACATTGCCGCCGCATTATTAAGTGGATCAACTCTTGACAACGGAGGCATCGAAGTAATGCCCAACGTAAAATATAAAGAGGTTGTCCAGAAAGTAGCAACTAGCGGATTGATCACAGATTCATCTTGTGATTTTACAAACGCAGGAAACGTCACTTTGACGGAGAGAATTATTCAACCAGAGGAATTTCAAGTAAACCTTGAACTTTGTAAGACTCCATTCATTGCGAATTGGGGAGCGCAAAGCATGGGTTATTCTGCTTTTGATCAATTGCCTCCGACCTTTTCTGAGTTCTTGATTGCTCATGTAGCGAAAGAAGTAGCGGCTTCAACTGAAAATAATATCTGGCAAGGAAATTTAGGAGGCGCACAAGCAGGAGAATTTGACGGACTTGCAACTCTTATGACTGCTGATGCTGACGTGATTGATGTTGCGGCAGTAGGTGGTGGAGTTGATTCTGCTAACGTAATCGCTGAACTAGGTAAGATTGTTGACGCAGTTCCTGCGGCACTTTACGGTAAGGAAGATATGTTCTTGTATATTTCACAGAATATTGCTCGTGCTTATGTACGTGCATTAGGTGGATTTGCGGCGGCAGGAGTTGGTGCAAATGGTACAAACAATCAAGGAACGCAGTGGTGGAACAACGGTGCTTTAACTTTTGATGGAGTTAAGATATTTGTTGCTCAAGGATTGCCCGATAATTATGCAGTAGCGGCTCAGAAGTCGAATTTATATTTTGGCACGGGTTTATTATCAGATATGCAACTTGTCAAGGTTCTTGACATGGCGGATCTTGACGGATCACAAAACGTGAGAGTCATAATGAGATTTACTGCGGGTGTGCAGTACGGAATAGGATCTGACATAGTATTATATTCTTAATTTATAACTTAAAAAGGGCGTTTAGGGGACAACCTTAATCCGCCCTTTTTTTTTAAACAAAACTATTATGGCGTGTTTATTAACGAAAGGACGAAAGCTACCTTGTAAATCAGCTTTTGGCGGAATTAAAGCCGCCTACTTTATGGATTATGGAGACTTAGGCGATCCCACTTATACAGACGGAGAAATTACGGCTATATCAGGAACGCCTACGGTTTATAAATTTGATGTAAAAGGTGCATCATCACTAGAGACAACAATTACAAGTTCTAGGGATACTGGTACTACCTTTTATACTCAGACATTAAACTTAACTTTAACATTTTTGGACAATGCAACGCAACAAGAAATTCAATTGATTGCGGCGGCAAGACCACAAATCGCGGTGGAGGACTACTATGGGAATATGTTCCTAGTGGGTCTTGAGAACGGTGCTGAGTGTACTGGAGGTTCAATTGTAACTGGTACTGCCGCAGGAGACTTGTCAGGCTTTACTTTAACAATGGAGGCAATGGAAGAAACTGCTGCTCCATTTATTACATCAAGCCTGATTACAACGGCTACTCAAGGAACTCAGATTGCCCCAACGGGTTGATTTTAGTTTGGTTAGTTAAGAGGCAGTCTTCGGACTGCTTTTTTTTTGATTTAACTTTTCAAAAATAAATCCAATTTTACGTTATACTATTAGATGATAATTTTAAAAACCTCCTCAACTGCTCAAACGCTCTCTGTAATTCCTAGAGAATACGTCACCACTTTTAGCATGGACATTCGTGATGATAGTACAAATGTCACTACTGTTTATGAAGTAACAACGGCAACAACATCAGGAAATTATCTAGTATTTAACAATACTTTTAATCCAGTTTTAGTTGAGGGTCATTTTTATGATCTTAGATTATACATTGATTTTAATATTTGGAATACAAACTTTAATCTATGGGAAGCAGAGACAACGAAATGGAATGAAACCAATACATTTGTATCGGAGATATTCTCAGATCGTATTTTCTGCACAGATCAAACCGTTGATCAAACGAAAAACGAGTATTATGAACTTAATCAAGGTCAATACGTCTATAATAATTCCTATGACAATGACTATATTGTAATATGAAAAGGAACAAGAAAAAAACACTAACAAATCCAACAGTAAAACAAGTTAAAAACAATACTGATGTAGGCGTTATCAACCTAAGTACTTATACAAGTCCAGAGGTAAAAGAGGTTGCCAATAAAGATTGGGTCGCTTATGGAGAGGATAATGACTATTTTCAATTTTTAATAGATCGATATAACGGAAGTCCGACTAATAATGCGGCTATCAATGGAATAAGTCAAGCGATTTACGGTAAAGGATTAAATGCTACTGATGCAGATAAGAAGCCTGATCAATATGCGCAAATGATTTCTTTATTTCACAAGGATTGTGTGCGTAAAGTATGCTATGACTTAAAATTAATGGGTCAAGCGGCGTTGCAAGTGGTATACTCTAAGGATAGAAATACAATTGCTAAGATTGAGCATTTTCCAATTGAAACTTTAAGAGCAGAAAAAGCAAACGAAGAAGGAGAGATTCCTGCATATTACTATTTTAAGGATTGGGCAAAGATAAAGCCAAGCGATAAGCCATTGAGAATCCCTGCTTATGGGATGTCAAAGGAGGCTATTGAGATATATTATATCAAACCTTATAGAGCAGGGTTTTATTACTACTCTCCAGTAGATTATCAGGGTGGATTACAGTACGCAGAACTAGAAGAAGAGATAAGCAACTATCATTTAAATAATATTATGAACGGATTAAGTCCGTCAATGCTTATAAATTTTAATAATGGAACTCCAAATCAGCAAGAAAGGGAATTAATAGAGCAAAGAATTGCCTCTAAATTCTCAGGGACATCAAACGCAGGGAAATTTATACTTGCATTCAATGACAATAAAGATGCACAAGCTGAGATAACGCCAGTTCAATTATCAGATGCGCATAACCAGTATCAATTTCTTTCAGATGAAAGCGCAAAGAAGATAATGGTAGCGCATCGGGTAGTATCACCCATGTTATTAGGAATCAAAGACAATAGCGGACTAGGTAATAATGCAGATGAGATAAAGACTGCAAGTTTATTGATGGATAATACTGTTATCCGACCTTTTCAAGAGTTGTTAATTGATTGCTTTGATACTCTATTATCCTATAATAACATATCATTAAACTTATATTTCATTACGTTGCAACCTTTAGAGTTTACAGAGGTAGATCCAACGCTCCAAGATAATGAGGAAATTGAGGAGGAGACTGGGGTAAAGATGGCAAGACAAATAAGCGGTCAAGTTGCTTATGATACTATTGAGGAGGCTGAGAGTATGGCTGAAGCAATGGGATGCAAAGGATATCATGAGCATGAAATTGATGGTGTGACTTATTATATGCCTTGTGAAACACATGAGGAATTAAAAAAACCTTGTGAGGCAGGATATGAAATGATAGGAATGAAAACCAAGAACGGCAAGAAAGTTCCTAATTGCGTTCCTATTAAAAATAGCAAACAAGAATTAAGTGAAAATGATCTGCAAAAATTCATAGAATTAGGAGAGGATGAAGAGGAATTATTGGATAATTATGATTTAATAGATGTCTCAGAAGTAGACTATGAAACAGATGATGAGTTGGATCTTAAAATAACTGAATTAAATAAGCCTAAAGTATCAGCTTTGCAGAAAGTTGTTAACCTAGTAAGGACTGGAGATGCTTATAAAAACAGAAAATCAGATCAAGATGGTACATCCAAGCAAGATCCTTCATTAAGATTTCTAGTCAGGTATCAATATGCTCCTTTAAAAAAGCAAAAAGATACTAGAGATTTCTGCAATGCGATGGTTAACGCTAAAAAAATCTACCGTAAAGAAGATATTATTGCCTTAACAGATAAACCAGTTAATAAAGGTTTCGGTAAGGGTGGATCTAATACTTATTCTATTTGGCTATATAAGGGAGGTGCTAGATGTTTCCATAAATGGTTCAGAAAAACCTACGTTATAAAGGAGGACAGAAACATTAATAGGAAAGGTATCACAAAAAGAGATGAGATAACCTCAACAAAAGCAAAATCAATGGGTTTTAGAGCGCCTATTAATGATAAATTAGTCCCAGTCGCTCCAAGAGATATGCCATTTGAAGGGTATACCAAAGCATATTGGGACAAAATGGGATTTAAAAATACGGCAAAATAAAGATTATGGCAACGGTATTATTTATAAATAGAACAGATCTCGTAAGAAATAGTATTCTTGATGGCAATGTTGATACTGACAAATTTGTGCAATTTATCAAGACTGCGCAGGTGGTCACCATTCAACAGTATATGGGTACTAAACTCTATGATAAAATGGGAACATTAATTTCAACTGATGAAATTGATCTTCCTGCAAACGCCGCATATAAAACGCTTTTAAACGAGTATATTCAACCTATGCTTATATGGTATTCTCAAGTGGATTACGTTCCGTTTGCGGCTTATCAAATACGTAATGGAGGGATTTATAAGCATTCATCTGAGAACTCAGAAACAGTAACTAAAGATGAGGTTGATTTCTTAGTAGAAAAATGTCGAACTCAGGCAGATTGGTATTCCAGAAGGTTTATTGATTTCATGGCTTTTAATCAGCAGACATATCCTGAGTATACAAGTAATATAAATGATGATTTATACCCTAGTCAAGACGCAGTTTTTAACGGTTGGAATATATGAAGAAGGTAAAATTAAAAGATAAGAATGCTGAAAAGCTAAGAATTTTTTTACAGAAAATTGAAGAGATAAAAAAAGAAAAAAATGGCAACTCTATTTAACACTAGAATAGCAGATACCTATCAAGGACTGCTTAAAACTATTGACAACGGAATTTTAGGTGCATCATTAACTCAAATTAGTGATGGATCAGGAAACGGAAGTGGAGTATTTTTAAATACTGGCGGAGATCTAGAGGCTACTGGAATCGTTTCTTTTGGATCTCTTAAAGATATTGGGGAAAATATCACTATTACAAAGTTTGTTGATGCGGTTGATGGCTTAATTAATAACGATAATGACACAACAATCCCAACAAGTGCGGCAATTATTGACTATGTAGCTACTCAGATAACTCTTGAAGATCTAGATTTTACTGGAGATGGAGGGACAAGCGGCTCAGTTGATCTTGATTCTCAGACTTTCAATATAATAGGAACGTCAAATGAGATTACTACAAGCGCATCAGGTCAAACATTAACAATAGGACTGCCTAGTAGCGTTACAATTAGCGGAACATTAACGGCAGCAACTTTCTCAGGAGATTTAAATGGGACTATCAATACGGCTACAACTGCAACAACTCAATCAGCAGGGGATAATTCCACAAAGGTTGCGACAACTGCTTACGTTGATTCTTTGGTTACTGCTCAAGACTTAGATTTTGCAGGGACAAGTGGAAGTGGATCTGTCGATTTAGACTCTCAAACCTTTACAATTCAAGGAACAACTAATGAAATTACAACGGTTGCAAGTGGACAGACCTTAACGGTTGGTTTACCTAGTTCAATTACTACTGATTTAGTCGGTAATGTAACTGGAAATGTAACTGGAAACACAAACGGAGTCCATACTGGAAACGTAGTCGGCAATGTTACTGGTGATCTGACTGGGTCAGTAACTGGTAACGTAACTGGTAACGTAACTGGAGACTTAACTGGTGATACAACTGGATTACATACTGGCAATGTGACTGGAAATGTAACTGGAAATGTTACTGGCGATCTTAATGGTGCAGTAACTGGAAACGTAACTGGTAATTTAACTGGAAATGTTACTGGAGACGTTACTGGTTCGGTGACTGGTAATGTTACTGGAAACCTTACTGGTGATGTTACTGGCAATGTTACTGGCGATTTGACTGGAAACGCTGAGACTGCAACCGCATGGGCAACTGGTCGCACAAT